GCCGTTTCATCTTCCATAGCGCAAGCTGCTTGGAACGTTGATAGTGCTGAACCGAGTCCGACGCTGGTCTCGAACCCGTTGAACCATTTGTGAAGGATATGATTGGCATTGAATGGTAGCCCCGCTGATGAATCAGTATTGATCGACATTTGGGAATACATAACCCATGTGAACGCAAAATCGGCGTCCATCCATTCCCCGACCATATTAATGTCGGGGTAACCGAGCGGGAAGTTCTGAATCTCGTTGAGGTCGCGCACGTAGATGGCAACCGCATTAAAACAGGATCCTGGTTTGAACATGTTGACTTCTTGCGCCATTCGAGATGTTATGAACGCGCCATCGCGTAACATACCGGAATACGCTTTGCGAGATAAGTTGAGTAGGTCACTCTCATCTTCTGGCCATTTCGAAATGACGACGATTCTGTACTTGTTGGGCGGAGTCAAGGTGAGGCGGTTCATATCGATGACCTCGTATCCCTCGCGTTCGACAGCGTTGGGCAATGTTTCACGGCGAACGAAACCCCTCGGTATTTTGAGGGTCTTTGGGTCCGCTTTCAAAGCTGAAGCCAGATCTTTAATCGTAGTTGTGGGACCCACCTCCACATCGATAACATCTGGTCTGAAGTTAGCCACGGTTATGACACCGCGGTTGGAGAATGCTGTCTCGTCTTGGTATATGGATACCGAACCGTATGTTCTTCTTGCTTTCTCTATGTCTTTGTTCCAGGATGTGTATTCGAATTGCTTGTTGATCATCCAGCTGGAAGGAGTAGGATCGAAACCTGGTTTTATACCGTCTTTGTCGTACCAAACACCAACACAAGGGGCGCGCGCGCCCCAATGGTAAAGTTGGGTGTATTTGGTGGCAGGACCGAGCGGTGTTTCGCGGTCACCTTTGTGGCATTGGAACGCTATTTCTTTCTCGCCTCTGTAATTGAGTTGTACGGTGCTCATAGAATTTCTGTCGGGGAAACCGCAGAACCCTGGCAACGGGTCAGTGGGCGGATGGAGGTATTTAGTTAACCATGCTCGTCC